GGCACATCTGCTTGAGACTTCTTCGCCTCAGATTCGATCGCTGCTGAATTTTCTGCCTTTATTTCGGCCTCGATTTTTCCACGAATTTCTAGTTCCATTTTTGCTCGGTATTCACCCACATTCTGCATATCATTGTATGTTTGCTGCTTTTCAGCAGTTTCATACGCAAATCGCGCAGGATTAGGATGGGCGAGCATTTCATTCACTAGAGAAGGGTTGGCTTTCGCCATCTCCATGAAGGAGGCTTCCTTTTCGTCGTAATCTGGCTTCAACATAGACATCATGTCTTTGGACAGATTAATTTTATCCGACACCCGTGCTTCGGTTATCTCACCTCTAAAGTGGTCAAACGCCGCATTTTGGTCGTCAAAAACATCGGGTCGTTCAGGTCTACTTTGCACGTTAAGCTGGTTTTGCAGATTATCGCGCTCAGATTCAACAGCTTGACGTTTCGATCTCTCATCAAGTGCCATCGCTTTAGTCCATGAGATTTCTTCTGATTCTTGGGATGCTGGCGTTTCATCCTTCTCCGGCTCTTTCTCCGGCTCAGGCTCCTTTTCAGGCTCCTCGCTCTTGGCTTCTACTTCTTCCTCTACAACTTCTTCAGAGGCTTCTGTAGTTTCACCGTTTAAAACTTCGTCTAAATCACTCATGTTGTACTCCATCGACCGTTGCTCGTCGTCAGCTATCGCCCGGAATCCCGGCGGCGGAGCCTTTTTACAGGCAATAAAAAACCGCAGTTAAGCGGTTTGGTTAAATGATAGCGGCGGCCTATCTGTTGCGCCCTATATAACCACTCCGGTATCTTTTGGAGGGGTTTCTGATAATAAATGTGTTTGAACTACAGTTTGCTGAGCTTCTGCGTCAGCCTTCTCAGCTTTGGCGATCTTCTCTTGTGTCTCGGCTATTGTTTTACCAGCTTCAATCTTCGCAAGTTGTTGAGCTTGCTGATTGGCGGCTTGTTGTTGGGATTTAATTCCTTCAATTAACTTACGTTTCTGTTTTTCTCTCAATGTAGACAGTTCGATTATCTCAGGAGATAAATTACCCGTTTGAGCTAAATTCGCCATGAGTTCAAACTGTTCTTTCTGAATATTCACTGTATCGACAGCAGTTTCGATAATAATATCAACATCTAATTCTGCAACGCCGTTACGGGTTTCGACAATTTGTTGAAGTTTAGGGTCTTGTGAATCGGTCAATCTTTTCAGCACCATTGCTGCGTCTTGCCTCACGCCTAAATCTTGTGCTTCATTGTTGATTTGCTCTTCAAGAAGGGCTTGCATGGTGACTTGTTGGTTAATGCCTACCCATTTTAGCATTTGAGAGTCGTCTGTTATTCTGATCCACTTCTCTTTATCCCAAAATTGTTTAATCCGCATCCAAACCTGTCGATAGACCCTCTGCTCCCACTTCTCAATCCCGGCAAACATCGGGGCAAGTTCGTTCGTAGAGGCTTGCTGTAAATTAGAAATAGCTTTTCCTGACAAGTCGCCTTGTCTTTCACCTGAAAGTTGGGCGTTAAACCCTACCGCATCCAGCTCACTTTTAGCGTCTTGCAGTAAAATTAACTGCCCGTCTTTCATCTCCCCTGTCGATAAAAACTCAACAGCTCCCTTTTCACCGTTATATTCGTAATACCCGTCAGGTTTGGACATTTCTCTCTGAAATGCGGGCACATCGGGTATTGCGCCAGTCTTTCCCATTGCTTGACGATTGTTAAGAATATGAAGGAATTTAGACCGACGGTGGTTGATTTCATCCTGAAGGTCAATCCAATACCGAACCTCACCAAAACGATTATTGTCTCGGTCAATATACGATCCAACCGCCTCAATAGGATTGGTTGGATCGCCATCTTCATCTAAATAAGGAGAAGGCTGAGGCTCAACTAAAAACTGCGACCCCGTGAAAAAGCACATCATCCATTGACCGTCTTCAAGATAGAAATGCTGACAGACCTTGACTCGTTTTCGTTTAGTGTCAATCCATTTAGGGCGGTCGTCAAAGGTCTCTCCGCCATCCGTAGCCATTAAGTCCTCAGAAGTGGCTTCGGTGTTAAACTGCGTCACAATGTCTTCTGCGTCCATCCAGACAACAATTCCGTCGTACTTCTTATCTGCGAAGTCTAATCGTCGAGAATGGGGGTCAAAATAGTACCTGTCCCACGGGATAGCCGAAATGACAACTTCTCGGTCGTCTTTTTTCTTCTTTATCTCAATAATCGCCGCGCCGTAGCCTTCCACAAAGACATTGTCTGCTACATCTAACTTTGTTGAGTCAAAATCATTGTTATCCGCAACAAACCTTAATCCATCGGTAATGGCTTCGGCTGCGCCTTCGTGGGCTTGTGTTCTAGGATAGGCTTTTGGGTCTGTCTTACGAGAGACTAGCAATCCTTTTAACCCGTCAACTTTGGGCTTTATTCGATTTACCACAATAGCGGCTTGGTTTCTTGAGCGTAATTTTGCTTCTTCTGAGGGAGTCCATTGTTTGTGGTCTTTATAGTCTCGGTCACGCTCAGATAAAATACGGGCTTGAGCGGTAATATTTAGGAATTCTTCGACATGTTTTTTAACGGTATCAAGTGATAGTGCCATTAAAGTACCTTCCAATTCTCTTCTGACTGAACGGGTCGTCCCCATAAATCAGTTTCAGGCTTCTTAGGCACAACAGAAAGCTGCGCACCGAAGGTTCTGCTTAATATTCGTCCAAAAAGACCACATACATCCACTTTATCGTCCTTAAAATTCGTATTTGGGATAAATTTAACTAATTGGTCTACCAAATCATTCCCCCATTCAGTGTTGGGGATATAGACTTTCTTCATTGAGGCAAGAGCTTGAAAAGACCTTGCATTAGCGGCTTTGTCTGCGCCGGAGGTTAGCCATTCATTCATAAAATACACATTTTGTTCACGTTTAGCTTTATCCATAAAGGGTTCAATCGATCTCCGTATAACACCCCCCTCTGCCGCCCATAATAAGGGAGAATGGGTCTTCACAAGGGAGAATTGAGTGTCTATCCAGACTTCAGGTGTGGTTTGACCTGACCACCAATCAATAAAGTAAAGATTCTCACTAGAATCAAACCCGCCGACACCGTGTTCGGTGAAATCACCACCACCGTCAGTAACGGCGTAATCAGAGGCACCGTAAATCGTTAAAGCAGGTTGTTCGCCAATATCAAAGCGATTAAACCATTCTCTTTTGAAAAATACTCCAGTATCAGGCTGGGGGATTTGCTGGTAAAGGGCATTCCAGTTTCTTACATCTTTAGAGGTTTGTACTGCCTTAGCTATCTCCCAAAAATCATTTTTGAACCATTCTGTCCACAGCCACTCACCTTTTTTTCTGCCTAAGATGTCGTTTTCTCTTGCTTGAGCAGGAATACAAATTACTTCCCACGGCTGGTTGTCAAAACCGATGAAAATGCCTGACTCACCATTCCAGTCGCTTGGCAGTATTCGTCCTGAGAGGTCATCTTCTGACCAGCGGGTATTGTGACTTACCAAGCCGTTAGCAATAAAGTTTTCAGTGCGCTCAACTTGAATGTCGAACACGTCTTCCTTCCCGTCTTCTGCGATTTCAATTATTTCATCGAGAGTGAATTTTGAAGTATTCTGTAATGGCGAGAGCCGTTTCTTCTGTTTTTGCGTATCCAACAGCAAGGTTGCAATCATTGCATAACAACGACCTAACTTTGTTTGTTTCGTGGCAGTGGTCAACGCACAGCTTACCACCCCAGTGGGCGCGAACATTTTTACCGGGGGGCTGGTTGCATATAGCGCACTTGCCGTCCTGATCTTTAAGTATCTTGTCGTAATCTTCGACAGTAATGCCGTAACGATGCTTAAGATGCCCATTTCTTCTTTTAATTGGGTCTTTGTCTGATTGCGAACGATGCCCGGAAGCCCAGCTTGCTTTTCCATAATGTGAGTTGCAGTACCCTCTACACTTTGCAGGCTCTTCGCATCCTTCAACTGAGCACTTGACTCCCTTCCACTTCCCCCAATAACCCTTAGGATGCTTTGCCCTTTTACTACGTTTCCCAATCTCGTCCATTCTAATTTGCCCCCACGTTCAACGAGAAAAGGATGCCTCTCGTTTGCTCGGACAATTATACCTGATTTCGTCCTGATTTTATACACACAATCAAGACCTTGATTCTTCCAGTTCAGCACTTTAGCTGAGTTTATTTCCCCATTATCGTAAGTGGCAACAATGTCGCCAACTTTAATATTTTTTAAGTATTTATGGGTTCCGTCACCCATCGTCACAGATGTATCACCAGTCATACACTGGATAATTATTTGGGCGGCTTCGGGTTTTAGTCTTGGGAAAAAATCAGCTAAATACCAGTTCCACGTTTCGTTTCGCGCAAGCTCAGAGTCAGCGTCTTTACGGTTTTTTACCGGATCGTCGATAAGACCCAAATCCGCACGACGACCCACCACGGCCGACCCCACACCACAAGAAAAATAAAACCCATTCTCCTGCGTTGCCCAGTATCCTTTTGCTTGCAAGTCCTCAGCAAGACGAGTATCGAAAAGCAGTTGATAATCAGCGCTACTAATAGTATTCCGCACATCCCTACCAAAACTGTCCGACAAATCTTTCCCAGACGAGGCGGAAATAATAGACCGTGCTGGATATTTTCCAACATAATAAGCTGGAAATCGTTTTGAGGTATACGTGGACTTTGCGCTACCGGGAGGCATGAAGATCATTAAACGGCTAAGCTCTCCCGCCATAACTCGATCCAACGCATTACATAAAACACGATGATGTAAAGCAGGGGGTTCGTCAGGGTTGATAAATTCAGAAAATTTAGCTAATGAGCTTCTTGCAAGGCTTCGTTCTAATAAGACTTTCGCCGCCTCGTCATCTGAAATCAAATCTGCGTAATTCCGTAGTCGTAAACTTGGTTATTTGGGTCTTTTGAAACGACGTAAATATGTACAATGGGTTTATTGTTTCCTGCTGTTCCAGTTAATTTAACCATCGAACTCCCAGCTTGAGCTGTCGTCAAGAGAAAGGACTTAACATTAGAAGAAATAGATTCATTGGAAATCGTCGCATCGCCTGACTTAACTTCTGCGGTCACCGCGGTCACAGTCCCGCCGTCGTCTGCCCACGGGCTAAAGTCTACCGTAATGGGTTCAGCTCCGCCCTTATAAGCTAGCATGCGGAATACTTGAATGGCTCGGTTGGCTCTAATAACGTAATTCATTTATTCCTCACATAAAAAATCCCCAATCAAGGGGATAGAATCTTGAAACGGCACCATCGCCGATTATTCTTGGTTCGCCGAAGCCGAGCTTTCATCATTCGGAAAGTCTTGGAAGCTGGCATTATTTTTAATCCCCAGCCCCTAGTTTCGATTGCATTTGAAGGGCTGGAAAAGAAACGCTCCATTTGATTGTTATTTAGGCTCATCAAACACCCCGTCAGGGTCGTGTATTTCAATGGATGTTTCCCCAAAAAGGTAGATAGGTTCATCAGGAAGGTCGCCTTTAAATAAAGGTTCGGCATTAGGGTCGAATTTAATATCCATCTTGAGAGGCTTTAAGTCGAACAAATTACCAAATTCCACGCTAACTCCCAAGAAAGTATATGCCGCCCAAATTCTGCCAGCACATTTATGACAAACAGGCTCTATTTCATCAGAGGTTATAACGACAACCTCAGCTTCTTTTGGGCAAACATGGCATTTCATGATGACCCTCTCTCGTATGTTCTTATATGTTTAGCTGACGATATTTTTTTCGGGGCTGACAAGGAAAAAACATAACACTTTCCTTCAAAAAACACTCTCATGGCGTGATTGTGCGGAAACTCAATCCAACCATCAGGTTTTGGCATTTCGTCGTGAATAATGTCGTAAAAATGCCAATAAGCCTTCTTGTAAAAATAATCGAAGACTTTCGTTAGAGGCTTCATGGCCTCACCCGGTTATATTCGAGTAATAATTTCATACAAACACCCCATATAAAATTAATCCCATAAACAAGACTAAACCCGCACCTAAAGCCATTACAGTGAAAAACATTCCCCATCCGACAAGCCAAACAAAAAAACCCGTAAACATGAGAAAGGCCAAAAAGAAACAAATCCTAGTAACCCATTTATCGCTTATTCTGGGCTTGGGGTATTTTTTATCATAATAGACCTGAATGTCGTCGTCAGACCAGCCAATATTTTTGAAGGACTCTCGTTCCTGTCTGGCCATGAGAGCAACTAGCGCCTCAATCATAGTCTTGCCCGATTAAACTCAATTAATAATTTAAGGTAGGCTGTGGCGTAATTAGGGGGTGAGTCTTTCCAATGGTAAACAGTATCAACTGTTACCCCTAAAATCTGCGCTAGCTCAACTTTATCTAATCCTGCTAATCGTACCATTTTCGTGAAAATCATCGGTTAATCCTTGGGTAATATCACCATCAAACATGATGATTATAGCAGGATACCAGAGATAATCTAGGGTCTGTATTTAGAAATTTGTAGATTTTTTTGAAAATATTTTTATTGTTGGTCGTTTATTGTCCGTTTATCTGTGTAATGGTCAGGATTGTATGGGTGACCGGACACCATATAAGGTTCCCTACATACTCACGACATACCATACCCCCACCCTAACATTAATCCTAACACGCTACAGGCTAGCTGTAAGGCGTTGAACGTGTGACCCCTAACCAATGCACTACCAAGTTATTCTAGGGGCTGGTATGTGCTTACAGAGCGTCTAGCTAAAAGGGTATAGGGTTAGCCTACCTCTGTTATGTCCCTGGACTCACCTTCAATAACTTCAGGTTTATCAAGGGCTTGTCTGCGATTGCGTGCATTTGTAGCGATAATATCCCTTAATTCCTCGTCTGAGTAGGTAGCGGAGTCTTTTCTGCTAGTAATCGTAACATCCTTAGGCATCCACACCGATAAAGCTTTAAGAGTCTCCAAGGGCTTAGCTTTGAACTGTTCCACAAGTATGTCCGTGAATGCTACAAAGCCTATCTTGTCTATCATCTTATCGGCTGATTTCCTTATCTTCTCAACCACAATAGAACCCTTACTACCTCTACCTTGCGGGTTACCTGTTTGTCCTTTAGCCCAAGTCATGTGCTATCTGCTCTTAAGAGTTTGTTTATCATAATATTATTGTTTCATTATCTAGTGTTTAATTGTAACTATTAGTTGCTATTCATGTTTAATGTGCTATTGTGTATGTAGAGATTAACTATTAGGGAGTAAATCATGAAAACCTTTTCCTTTTTATACGAAGACGAGCACGGCGACCTTTGCGAGTGGACTTGCCAAGCACTCAGCCGATACGATGCTTACAACTTAGCTGAAAAGGCTAACAGCGACATTGTTGACTGTTGTGTTGAATGTAATCAAATCTAATTAATCAATATAAGCCCATTCTTATTGAGTGGGTTTATTAACTAACTGAGGTATAGAGATATGCTTACAAAACAACAATGTAGAGACTTAGCGCCCAAGGGTTACGAGTATTGCGGTCAATGGGACGATCATTACCATTTTCAATCAGGCGGTTATGCTGGCTCTTATGACTACGAAAATAAGCGTAAACATGAAGGCTTTTATTATATGGCTTGCCGACCTGAAGATATGGAGCCTAGAAACTTAGCTTTAATGGCTAAAATGCGACTATCTCGCGTTACTAACTAACCCTTTAACTACTGGAGTATATAACCATGGATACATACAAAATAGTAAGAATGTTTTTTAATCGTGGCAACCGTACCATTAAATCAGGCTTAACCCTTGAGCAAGCTCAGGAACATTGCCAAGATCCTGAAACATCATCTAGCACATGTACTGAAGAGGCTGGATTGCATCGTACCGCTAAATTCGGTGCTTGGTTCGACGGCTATGAGCTTCAGTCATAATGTATAAACTCACTCTTTACCACCTTAACGGGTCACATACTGTCTATCACACTAACTCGTTTGTGTTGTTTTTAATGGCGACTGATGACCCATACTGTGTTAAATACGAACTTTTTAAACAATCAACTAAGGGTTATGTATTAGCCCAAGAAGGGAGATTATGATAACCAATCGCACAATTAAAGAAGCTATTAAAAATAAAGTCGAAGAAATAGACCAATGGCTAGATGCAGGCCATCTTGGTATTGCTTATGATCTCTCTCTTAAATTAACCGTTCTTATTGAGCTACTAGAAATTGATAATTGCGGTTCCGTTGGCGGTCTTGATAAAGGGCAAGCCATCAAAGGAAATAGCGACAGCATTGATGGGCTTAAAGCTCGTGCTAAATGGGTGCTATCTAAATGAACCACATACTCGCCTTTCTAATCACCACCGGGATATTCATCTGGATACTCTACGGTATAACATAAGGATACTATTATGAAGAGAAAATCAATAATCAACATTATTGTTATCATGTTTATCGGGGGCTTTCTACCCGCAGCACTTGATGTCTCAATTATGGATTATCAATGGTGGGTCATTATCCTCTCTATAACTACCATACAGATAAACAACCAATTATGAACCTCACTAACTGGCTCTTTATATTAATAATGGCTTATATAGGGTCTGTTAGTGTTTATTACTTACTTTTATATTTAACTATGGAGATAGTGAAATGAAAATTAAAATACCTTTAATGGCCGGTGGCTTCTATCAAAGCAGGGACAGCGCGCCAGCCTATATATCCTTTTGTCGGGGCGAGCTTAGCGAATATTTTAACCTCAACAAACACGATGTTGATCTAATTCTAAGCTCTAAAAGCACCAAAGATAGCTACCTTGTGAAGCTCTATCTCGACACGAACAGGAAGAGCCTCCACGACTACATTGAAGGCCTCTATGTCAAGTTTCTTGACGTTAAAGGGCTGCCCTCAGTAGAGCTTCTCGACTGCACAAAATTATATCTTGACAATCATTACCCAGAACTAATCGGTAAGACCTTCTATGTCTCCATTGAGGATGCATGAGCACCGTATCAGGTCTTGTTGTTGTCGTTATACTTGCGGTTCTATTCCGTGGACTGTGCTTAATTGCCTGTCATTGTATTAACTGTTTCTTATATAGGTTTATTGAGCTATGACAATAGAATTATTAATCTTTTTTTATCTTGGTATTTACATTGGGAAAAGGAAAAATCATGAAAGAAAACAGAACTGAACGTATATGGGGCAATGTCACCCCCTCAGAGCTTAAAAAAATAGAAGCTAAGGCAACCAAGGAAGGCAGATTACTTGCTAATTATGTCGCCTATGCGGTGCTCAAAGATGTTAAAAAGTAGCCTGTTACTCCTTATCCTGTCCTTTCCTGCTTATGGCGAATGGTACATCGACATCGAATACGAGCATATTTCCAGCCCTATGATTAAAGAATCAGGCTATGGGTTAAACTCTGTTTTTGTCGATTTAGTCTACCAAAACGAACACTTCTATCTGTTCGGCGGTCTAGGGCTTCATGATGAGAGTTCAGATTGTCCTGAAGTATGCTTTGGTGACAACTCACTAGGTCGTTTTGGGTTTGGGTTACGCTTTAAGCTGTGAGAAAATAGCCTCTTTTCGCTGAACTTCTTTTTCTCGTTTATTTAGAGAAGATTCAAAGGAAATAAGGGCTTTTTCAGCCGAAGCTACTGCGCTTTCACGTTGTTTTAATTTGATTGAGTTAGTCTCTAGCTGGGCTTCTCGCTTAGAGATAGACTCGCTTAGCGCTTTAGCTTTCAACGTCACCGCCTCAGCATCGGTTTTAGCGGTCTGTAAGAGCATCTGAGAGCTTTCTCTAGCTGACTGAGTAATTAGGGCGGCTTCTGCCGCCTTACCTTGTAACGAGTCCTTGGCCTTCTGGTTTAGTTGTTGAGCTTCAATCAAGAGATTGTCGATCTCTTTGCCCTTGGTTATGTTGTCAATGGCTTTATTGAGTTGATCTGTTCGCTCAGTCAATGTCTTGATGTATTTGTCATACTTTTTAGGGTTCTTGAAGAACTCCAAAAGAGCAGATAATTCTTTAACCGAAGCTGGGAGATCGAGCTTTTGAATATTGGGAGACTTTAAACCTATCATACGACTGCACTCACTTTTTTACCCGCAGCCACGCCGAAAAACTCTGGCGTATCCGCCTGCATAGGGGTATGGGTTAATGTCACCGCCGTAGGAGAGGTTCCAAACAAAACATGTCCTGTAGTATCTAGAGTAATTCTGACAAAATTCACTCCTGCGCTAAACGCAGCCGAAGATACCGCGGTAGTAGTGTATGTGATCACCTGAGTAGTCACCGCTGGCTCTTGTCCCGCTTGAATTGGTAAACCTTCCTGTGTTGTCGGTGCGTGGGAATATTCGGTTATATACATTTTTGCCATGACTTACTCCTACCTCAGGCCGAGGCGGTTAATATTTGATATGAATCGTCTTACTTTCTTAACTGTTGAAACTGTTGGTGCGCCAGCAGCTATCACAGTCGAGAGTCCCCATAAATGCTGCCTATCTAGCGCATTTATCGTCCCATCAGCTAAAGGCATGATGTGATCGAACGGATTGCAAAAGTTAAAACTTGACAATCTCCCTGCTGGTGAATCACTTGCATCAACTTCATTCTGTACAAAATGAGGAATTAACACTTATATTTCCTGCCACACTAACCCGCCTTCTACATCTAGAGTGCTCACTCCACCGATAGGTCTGACTGCCAAGACTATTTCATCTACTGTGTCGTCAATCGCAGCACCTAGTTGAAGGGTGTTCTTGATTAGCCCTCCACCCGTTAAACCACCCTGATTCCCTGTTTGAGTATACCCTCCGCCCATCTCTGTCCCACCTGTCACAGTGTTAGTAGCCACACCTATTGCAGTTTGACAGCCAGAGTTTGCGTGGTTTGAAAAAGTAAACGTCCCTGCTACCGTAGGGTTGAATAACAAAACCCACTCTAAATATTCGCTTGCAGTTTGAATTTGAACGGCTGTTTCTAAAATCTTAACCGTCAGTCCAAGATGGGTAGATTTCAACCTTAACCCTACCAAAGCATACAAAGTGCCTTCAGTTGTAGTGGTGACTGCTGTTCCGGCTGTGGATGTTCGATGAACAAGACCGTTATCATTTGTTCCGCCTTCCGAGATAACCGCTGAACAGATACACCTCATAGAGCACACGCCGGAAGAAGTGGTGGTGATAATCTCATATCTAACAGGAAGGTTAGGGGTAGATGCCCAAGGAATATTTACCACATTGGCGGCAGTGGATTCATGGACATAATGAATATGCCCCTCATGTTCAAGACCAAAACGAATACGCCCTACTGATAGCCATTGAAAATCAATAACAAATATCTGGGCTTTAGTGATGTCTAATGTCTCGCCAGAAGGATTAGCCGCATCATTATCCCCGTCCATCGTATCAAGATTCCAGTTCGCCTGTGTAACGGTTGTGTCCACCGGAGAGCTAGTATCATTCGTTCTTATTGTAACGCCTATCGTTCCCGCATCGGACTCAAAGAATACCCCATTATCGTCATCATAATACCCTAAGCGTCGCTCACAGCCTGTTTTAGTGCCAGAAGCAAGCTCTAACACGCCCGTTATTAAGACTTGCATTGACTTACCGGGCTGGTAATTAAATCGTCTAAAAGTTTGCCTAACTCTTCGGCCTGCGGTGACATTAGTGGAAGTAAAATCTATAAAAGGCTTTGCTACTGTTGGCCCAGAGGTTGCCATCGTCCCAGAAATAAGGCTTTCATCCCAAAGCAATGCTTGAGCATCGCCATGAATCAGCTTTGAATCAAAAAGCGTTACAGGATTGGAGACTCGCCATTTACCAAAAGCATCGACAGAGGCATTATCCCCTGTGGCTGCCTCGATAAGGACTTTCTGGTAATTTACTGATCCACCCCTTTCTTCTGAGGCGTAAATCTCGCCCGTTCCCGGTAATGTTGTATTGTTAGCCATTAACTATACTCCCCCTTAATAAAGGTTGTACCGTCATCGCTTACTGTTGCGCTCATAATGGCTGTTCCAGCATTATTAGATATGGTTTTAGTTGTTGATGTTTGAGTGCCTTTGTTTCTAAAGGCCATATATAGCAATATTGCTGCTGTTCTAAGAGAAGGAGTTGCTGTTGGAGCCGCTACGCCTAGTTCTGAAATGGCGGTATCTAGCGCGGCGTTAACTTGGGTCAACACATTTGCAGCAGAAATATTATTCAACGCACCTATAGCTGTTTCATTTGTATCGCCTTGGGCGGTTAACTCATCAAGAATAACGTCAAGTCTACCGCCGTTTATCCAATCAGTTAATACGGCTATTTGCGCCGCAGACGCAGGGTTATGCGTTCCTGCGGCTAAAGTACCTATAATTCTAGTTAGCAAAGTATTTATATCTGCGCCATTATCGTTAGCGGTTTGGGCTGTGCCGTTAACTTCCATTTGATTAACATGGAAACCTGTTGGGTCAGCTTGTGATTGAGTTTCCCATTCATTAACTATGGCAGCAGCAGTTGGAGGTGTTCCGGTATAAGCTGAATCCGTGCCTCGCATAAATCTATTTTCAATAGAAAAAGAACCAATCCAAGCGTTAATCGTTCCAGCGTCTACCGTGGTGCCTTCGATTCTAACCATATAGTCAGAACCCGTTGAGTAGTCAGCATGCACGCTTGTGTCGATGGTTATTAAGTGATTACCCGTAATGGTGTCGTAATCAATCGCTATTGTGGCACCATCGGTAGCAATTTGAGTTGTTCCACCGTCTTTATGCACCATAATGTCAGCATCAGCGAGATTGGTTATCGTTACTGAGGCTTGTGGATCGTTACTGGAGAAAGTATTAAACGGGATATAGACCGTAGCATCTTCGGGGAAGTCGCCTAGATATTGCATTTACCCTATCACCCCTACTAGTGGGCCACCCAAGGGGCCGTACATTGGATTAGACTTACCTGTTGCGCCTGCTACGGCTGCTGTAGGGAAAGGGATAACATTATTTACTTTCCGGTGATGCATTCTGGGGTGGTCGAATTTGGCGAACGATCCAGTCGTTTCAGTCGCGGTCATCGACGTACCTTTAACTCCATCATATCGACCACCTATCATGTGATGGTAGTCAATGATGTTACTATCCCCTAATACGCTTCTTGGATCTTGCGCGTTTGCTAATGCTGCGATTTGATTTGCGGTGGGTTGAATAGAAAACATAGCAACACCCGCCATCACATGATTTCCCCAAGGAGACCCGCCTGCGCTATTACTTCCTAACACAAAATCGGGATTCGTAGATGCGCTCGTGTCAGTGTAGTTTGCATCATAATAACTTGTGTTGTTAACGTATACCTGCATATTGGTTGCAGACTGATTAAAGCACGTCATCACATGATACCAGCTCGTAGTATCCATATTAACATTAAGATTCCCAGTATTAGATCCAATGGTATAAACTAGAATGTCTCCCGTTGAACGAGCTTCCATCGCCCAACCGTCCACTCCATCGCTAACTTGGAAAATCGTCCCTGGTGCCCACGCAACAGAATTACCATTAATCCATCCGGTAAAACCCATAATAGTAGAGCCAGAACTCATATTATAAGCAGAGTTAGCGGAGGATTCTAAATTACCATCAGCAGGGAATTCTAATGCCATTAGGTTTCTTTTCCGATCAAAGTCCAAAGACCGGCATCACCCGACATATTAGAAGTTGCAGCAGTTCGCCTTATTCGGACAATCGCTGTTTGAGCGTCTGCCCAACTATCCATATCTGCGCCGTCAGTAAAAGTTATAACGGGGTAGGATAGCTCACCAGACGCAGAAGGAGCTGTGTCGTCAGTAGCATCGTTATAAACATAGGTATGCGCCGCGTCTAAATCCTCCGCATCATCAGGAAAAGCTCTTACCGCAGCACCCCATCTAACATCATTTGTTGTAGCTGATGCAGCCAACCACGGCAATGTAAACGTTAAGCCGCCGCCGTCATACCCGGCGAGATAGCATTTAAAATCCAGATATTCGACAGTCGTATCATCAAACTGCCAGATAAGTACATCTTCCGCCGGAGTCGAGCCACCGGCTCGTGTATCTTCTTCGGCAAACAAGGTAAGCGGCTGCATTACCTCAAGAATTTTTACTACGACTTCACCGGATGCCATTATAATTTCGCCTTAAAAATAGCGTTTCTTTCAACTTTTGTATAAGCACTGCCCGGAACAAAAGACCCATCATTTAGTGTTCTGATAACCGCCCTTAATTGCCTGTCAAAATTTTTAGATAATCTATTTTTTTCATCATTAATGATCTGCGCGTCAACAATGGCCTGCTCACCCGATGTCATTAGCAAAATATTATCGCCAGAAGTTTTATGATACTTTACCGGATACCCGGTAACAGCCGACCTATCCCCGTTAATTATCCAATCAATTACCGGATAATCAGGCGTATTGACCGACTTTAAATGCTGCAACGTGGTTCTATGGGTGACATCTGCCATTATCTCCACTCACTCAAAACGACCTGAACCGGGCTTGTTAAAGGCAACACCTCTCGATAAGATCGATGATTGGTTGAAACCTTATACAGCTTTCCTGTAGGAGTTTTTACCGGAACAAATTTACCTGTTGATTTGCCATTAGATTTCCACTTAGTCGGGATACATCGTTTGCCTGCACCCCATGAGCGTTGTGATTTGGGTCTTAAGCTTTTCGCGTGACATGCGTTTTTAGCCGGATCATCAATCCAAGACAACACAATAGGTGCTGGAGTCTCAGGACTTTCTTCTGGAGTAGGAGCCGGGGCAGGCGTTGGAGTCGGTGTTGGCGAAGAAATTGGTGTAGGCGGTGCCGGGATAGGCTGACCCCCTACCAATGATGTGGTCGAGAATATGAAATTATCGATGTAAACATCGGTATTCGTGTTAAAACCATTATTAGACCAACCTAATAAATATCCGTTATTGAATCTGTTGTTCTTGCCTGCCGCATACAAAAACTCTGCTAAAGGATAACGATTTCCCCAGGTTGTTTTGTCTTTAACGTAAACCAATACACCATCACGCCATAACTTGCCGGAGCCATCACCCTGGCCTGTCCCAGCCTTGATATGAGCTACAATCTTTGTCCATTTGCCTTTGTGTGCATCAAAAGCTGATGGAAGACGTTTGCCATCTACTAAGTGAGTCCGAGGGACTCCCCCCGACCACTCAACGAACATCAAATCACTGCCGCCTGATTTACCCCAATTTTGAAAACCACCACCGACACCGTTTTTACCTGAATAATCATCTGTCCACAGGTATAGGTAGGATTTATCGTTTAAATTACCACGCATGACATAATTTGATGGCACATACATATCGTATTTAATCCAGACATCTGCGTAGTAGTTACCCAGTGTGAAGCGTTGCTCTGTGAAAGAATCTTGCCCAGCAGGTACACCGTTATATCGCATTCTAAGGGCTTTACTGCCCTGAAAATCTACGACCTTTGAGCGGACAGAGCTTTGCCATTTAAATCCGTTTTGGGTTTTGCCTAAGTTTCCGCTTGCAAAGTCGTCCTGAAACATGACTTGAGCGTTGACTGGGCCAATACCACACTGGAAGAAAGCCAATACGGTTAGCAGTAGTATTTTCATAGAATCCTTGAAATAAAGCCCCTGCCCTTACCCGTGGAGATTAAGAATGAGACTGTGTTAGTCTCTGAGGGAGAGTTTACGGGAGGGAGGGGACAAAAAGATTGAACCGGCAGGTGCGCGACATTCCCGACACGACCCTTCGGCATAACTCAGCTTTATCCTGCACCTATACGTCAGGAGCCAAATTAAGTCTACAGGTTGCTCTGCTTACGTCTTTGAGACTTACTCAGTTCAAAAAAATACCCCAGTTAAGGGGTTAAGCGTGCGTTAATTATTATACATGTTGCTGCACGGAGCGTCATAATTCTTCAGAGTCAGAAATCAACCCTAGCTAAATCATAGCACATTTTTTCAGAGCGTGGCGGAATTAACATCAAATCTGTTACTTTTTTGTAAATTTTTTCTCGCCTCTAGTATTTGAAGGTTTTCAGGAACATGAAGCCCGCAAACAAGCTCTCCCGCTATTGGGATTACATGGTCAACATGGTGCATAATTCCAGTTTCTTCCGTTATTCTTTCCCTTTCTTTATAAATTAAACTTATCTTTTCTTGATCTATCCAGCAAGGAGTAGCGCAAATCATCCTTAATCGCCGCCTATTAATGGCCAACTTTGAGCTTCGGTACTCCCCGTTCTCCAGCCTAATACAGAAAACTTCTCGCTCGTGAGCTTCATAGTAAACTCTGCTTAATTGAACAATGAGCAAAGTTCTATAATCTTCCTTTACCCTAATTCTTTTTTTGTCCCAATTTTCTGCGCTTTCCCTATAATTCTCAGGAATATCACCAAAATATTCATAATATTTAGCCTGAAACGGCTTAGATTCGTACATATCGAACAAAGATTCATAAGCCGCCCTAGCCTCGCAATATGCTCTTATTGCTAGCTGTTTGCGATGATCGGAATTTTCAGCCCTTCGATCTACCACTCGAAACCCAACCTTTGCGAAACAACTTTATGTAAATAATCAATCTTATGCTTTGCTTTGGATGGAGTAATTCCTATCCTTTGCCCTATTAAATATGGCGACAATTTAATCACATAATGAAGCTCGGCCACCTCCCTTATGTCTGAATCTAAATCATCAATAACAATCCTTATTCTCCTTAAATGCTTATTTGATAAATACCAAACAACCGTTGATCCAGCTTTAGCTTTTGCGCCCGTCCCACCATTAGCTAATCTGTATTCAGGTGTCGACGAAGGATAGGCCAGCCCACTCAGCGTTTTCTCCTCGTCATCCCCCCACAAACATAATAATTCAACCGTTCTTTGTAACCATCTTTTGTATCGCATAGCTTACCCTCACAGTCAGGTAAACATATTAGCATATTATCCTTTAAGAAACTCAATATCGTCCTTTAAGTAAACACAAATCCCGAATTTAGGCCAACTCTTATTCTTTTCACAGTTAGGAAAGTCTTTTGTCCCTGAGTTCAATTGACACACTGAGCACTTTTTAATCAATAGCTCTTTACGGTACGCCCAGTATTCAGGGGATGTCAGCATTAACTTGTGAAGCTTTTAAGGGCGCGTATAAATAAACCCCATTCTTCGGCATTAAATTTTAACGCTAGCAGTTGATCATCATTCTGCCATAAACCACAACTTTCTATTGTAAATACGTCATCACCATAAAGCCCCCACCACGCACCACGAATAGACATACCCCATTCTAATTTCCCGACAAAAAAAGGCATGTTTACTATAATTAGATACCATTGATAGCTGTCTTTCTGATATTCAAATGTTTTCTTGTCATTAATCGCACAACAAACCTCCACTGCCTTTTTACCAAACAAGTCGCCCATCTCACTATCATAGAGCGTAAAATCAAAAATATTCTCAGAAAGGTAATCCAGTCGAGAGGTTTCCCCGGAGTGGGCAATTTCAGTTTTATAGCTATATTCTAATAATTCTAAATAATCCATCATTCTTCCCTATTACAACCTTCTGTTCGTCAGAGCGGTTAATCATCACAATTCTCTTCGTGAGTAATACATATTTCTCCTTCATATCCCCACTTCTTAGAGATTTTATTCAGCATCCAGATATGAGAGTCATCGTCATAACACGCATCCAGCAAGCTCTTGAGCAAATTATCTATATCTGGCACCTGCAAATGGGGGGTGGTATTTGCGACTGCTTTTTTTATTTTGCTCCATGATTTTGGCATAGGGAGGATAAACTCTATCGAATCACCGGGATATATTGTTATCCCCATTAATTTTACTTGGTCTGCAAAGGCTCTGTATCGCATAACACATGGCCGTTTCTTCCATTTATCGGCTCTCGTTTGCCGAGGCTTGGGAACAGGTAAAATATTATACCTTTGTTTCACTTCAATATCCCTTCGGCTAAGGCAGAGTTTAAACACCTGCAAACCCATTCCCATTGTTGATCCCACATCTCAGGGGTGGCATGCAGCTTAGTATGGCATTTCCTACACAAAGGCATCAACATGCTGTCTGGGGCTGTCATCCCCATGCCGGACATACCGCCTACACCCGTCAAATGATGTGGATCTATTCCAAAGGGGTCGCGGCAGTTACTACAGGGCTGCTCTTTTACCCATGCTTTATACTTCTTATTCCGGTATGGTTTTATCTTTTGCATCACCATCTCCTTAAATTACTTAAAAGGTTCATCAGACAATGACTCCTCGCAAGGAAAAGGCACATGCACCTCAAATTCCTGCCCTAACCATCGGTTAAATACCTCATAAACATCGTTTACCTCCCTTGAATCGAGTTGAGTAGTAGAGGTTTTCTCTGAAAATAAAGCTGTCTCAATCTTTTTAAACACGTTTTCTTTAATATTCTCTTGCGTACAGGGTGTCTCAATGGCTTTTTTATCCAGCACCGTTTTTAAATCATAACCCGCATCATTCAAAGCCTCGGCTACTTCCCGGCAGTACACTTCAATAGACTTTCTCTGTTGATCGGTTCTTCTCACTGTTCGCCCAATAAATTACTCGTAATACGTTTAAATAATTCACTCTCTTTCTCGGCCTTCCTTCTTCGCTCACCCAGATGTCTTCTTGCCTGTATATGACCCACGGTTTGACCCACCTCTCTGGCTATTTCCTTCTCGTCCACGCCATCGTTGAGAAGAAGGTCTATTTTATCACCTATCGTCATAATTCACTCGCTCTGGTTTACCAAAATACTCGGTTATTAGTTCAAGTAATTTTATGAAATCTGGATTTTCTTTCTTTAAGCGTTCAAATTCCTTTCTTTTCTCGTTAGGGGATAGAGTAGATAGGTTCATAATAACTCAGGGTTATCATAAATATTCCCGATGATTTCACTATCAACCCAAGAATAAGCGCCCATATAAAAATCTTTTTGGGGGTCGGTACACAATGCCGTGAATGAGGCGCTTTCTTCGTCCCATGTTACTTGGTACTTAAGAGATGTTCTCTCAGACCTAAGCACGTCACCTTCGTAGATTTCTTTTCCACACTTGTCTTTGATGCCGGTGTATTGCATTAAAACAACATCACACGGTAGATCATCTTTCCGATAAGCCCAACCATTACCAATATGAACCCCCGTACCTAAGGCCATTAGACCGCCAGCACAAAAATGAATCTCACCAACAGCCATCATGCAATTTATTGATTTATCCCAAGCTCTAAATTTAATCTCTCTCATCTATGCCTCCCTAGTAGCTCTTTAAGCATCCCTACACCTTTGCTGTGCGCCTGTGAGGGGGTTAATTTCATTTCTTGGTACTTTGCCCTTAGTTTGTCGGCAAAACGCTCTTAAAGGCTTTCAGGGCTTGCTTACGATACGCCACCACACCCATATCCCGCATCTTTAATGTTTCGTCAATAATCTTGGCATAATCTGATATTTCATCACCCCGCCACCACACTCGGTCTTCTCGAATACCCGCAAGTACAATTCTTTGATCTCTGGGCGACATGCCAACCGAAACCCGCCGGGGCGCTTCTTCATAAAAAAGATAAGGCTCGTTTAATTCCTTCCACACCTTGATTGCAGTAGGGATTTGGTTAGGCAGACACACAGGTATCCCTCCGGCCATTTCAGCAAACAAAGCCGCATCAATTGTTTCCGGTTGGCTAACAGTATTAGTGCTGGCACCCCACCCGCAATCGCAGTGCTTTCTATTACCAACATTAACCCCGCATTCAGGACATTTCATGTTTGACTCCTTTGGCCTAGTTCACCCGCATATTGGGCAAACTTTGTCCGGTTGAATAAAGTGGCGGGGCGGAGATAGATGTTTAGTTTTTCATCCCCTTTCCATTCCCTTGTTTTTTTAGCCACCACTTGTCTTAGTTGATCTTCAGTAAACCCTTCCTTCAATCTGGCAATTATCAATTGGGTATTCGCGTCTACCGATTGGTAGTTCCTTCCTGTTTTTTCATTTAGGAACTTTATTATTTCCTTGGCGACATGTTTTAAGTCGGGTTTGCCCGACAGTGGTTTTAATGTCTTTGCTTCTGTAACTGCTTCTGATGGTGTTACCGAATCGTTACATGCTGTTACAGGGGCGTTACATTTGCTCTTAGCCCTATGTTTTGCAACCCTTAGACGAGTTCTTTCTTTTTGAACCACCCTTGTTACGATAGCTCGATGTTTTTCAGCGTTCAAAATGATGAACCCACCGGGTACTCGCTCTATGCGTCTGCCTTCATTGTCTGGGTCTGCTGAGTTTTGATCTGGGCTAGATAATATGTCTACAGCCTTTAGCGCATCTTCTTTGCTGACATTTGCCCTTATTGCGAGGTTTTCAATAGCT